GTGGAAAAACCCGAACGCATACCGAAAGGAAGTATAAGATGCGATCTAGCAATAGTGCAGCATCGACCGACCTTGATCCTCCGGAGAAGGGTTCGAGTAAGAGCATATTTGATAGCAAGATTGCTGTTGAAGCTGGAATTAAAGTTGAAATGGCTGAATCTTTACTCGGTGGTCTTAAAGACCTATTCAACGAGCACAACATCGAGATTGACGAAGACACTTTTGATGTAGTTGACAGTTTAGAAAAACAAGTTGCTGAATTAGAAGAAGGTAGTAATGGTCTCGTAAATGAGAACATTGAGCTTAAAGCTGCTATCTCATCTATGAAAGCAGAAAAAGTATTTGAGAGTATGACAGAAGGCTTATCTGAAAATCAGGTAGAGCGTTTTAAAGTACTTTCTGAAAAGCTTGACGTGGAAGACATCGAAGATTATACTTCAAATCTTTCAGTAATCAAGGAATCCTTCTTTAGCGAAGGCAAAATTGCCACCCCTAAAGTAGAGGATGTCGAAGAAGACGAAATTATTCTAGAAGAACAGGAAGTAACTAAACCAGCTTCTGATTACACTTCTATTAATGCTCTAGTTGAAGCATTCAATGCTAAGCAGAAAAAGCAATAAGAATAATTAAATTGGTTAAAATAATTTAATATTAACTAAAAAAGGGAGAATTACTATGAGTAATTATCAAGCATTGGTAGAAAAGTGGGGCCCTATCCTAGAGCACGAATCTTTTTCGCCAATTACTGACTCACACAAGAAGGCAGTAACCGCTACTATCCTTGAGAATACAGAAAGAGCACTTTCAGAAACAGGTGACTTGTCTGCAAATATGACATCACTTCTTTCTGAGGCAGCACCAATTAACGATGCTGGCACAGGTGGTTTCTCTGCAACTGTATCTCCAGGTAATGCAGCAGCTGGTCCAACAGCTGGTTATGACCCTATCTTGATTTCACTAGTACGTAGAGCAGTACCTAACTTAATCGCATACGACATCTGTGGTGTCCAGCCTATGACTGGTCCTACAGGTCTTATCTTTGCGATGAGAGCTAGATACGGTTCACAGGGCGGAGACGAAGCTTTCTATAACGAAGCTGATACAGACTTCTCTGGTACTGGTACACACGCAAACACATTGACAAATGCTAACACAGCACTTATCACGACTGGTACAGGTCTTGACACAGGCGCTGGTGAAGCTTTAGGAGATGGTGTTGGTGACGCATACGCTGAAATGGCATTCTCAATTGAGAAAGTTACAGTGGCTGCGAAGACAAGAGCTTTAAAAGCTGAATACACAACTGAGCTTGCTCAGGACCTAAGAGCTGTTCACGGCTTAGACGCTGAAACAGAACTTGCTAACATTCTTCAAACTGAAATCTTAACAGAAATCAACCGTGAAGTTGTTAGAACTATCCATAACACTGCAGAAGTTGGTGCTCCTGGCACTGCAAACGCAGGCGTATTTGACTTAGACGTTGATGCGAATGGTAGATGGTCTGTAGAGAAGTTCAAAGGCTTAATGTTCCAAGTTGAACAAGAAGCTAACGCTATTGCAAAGGGAACTCGTAGAGGGAAAGGTAACATCGTTATTTGTTCTTCAGACGTTGCTTCTGCTTTACAAATGGCTGGTGTACTTGACTACGCTCCTGCTCTTAACTCTAACTCTTTAGAAGTTGATGACACAGGTAATACTTTTGCTGGTGTTCTTAACGGAAGATTCAGAGTATATATCGACCCATTTGCTGGCTCAAACTACTTAGTAGTTGGCTACAAAGGTTCAAGCGCTTTCGACGCTGGTTTATTCTATTGCCCATACGTTCCATTACAAATGGTACGTGCTGTTGGTGAGAATAGCTTCCAACCAAAAATCGGGTTCAAAACTCGTTATGGAATGGTTGCTAATCCATTTGCACAGGGTGATGTATCTAGCCAAGGTCTTGGTGCATTAACTCAAGATACTAACAAGTACTACAGAAAAGTACGTGTTTCAAATTTATTCTAATAATAAATTTTAGTATCAC